ACGTCGATCACCCCAACAACGTCGGCCTCGCCGAGCGACATGACGAAGACAGCAAGCGCCAGCATCGTTGTCACGCCATCCACGGTTGTCGTCCCCGAAGCCATCGTGGACACGGCGACCGCCGCGACTACCGTCTCTCCGAATACCGCTGCGACCACTGGCGCGTCGAGCAAGTCCGCCACCGCCGACCTGACGGTGACTCCGATCTCCACGGCGGACGCGACCGCGAGCAAGGCCACGACAGCGGCCACCGCCGTTACCCCAGGACCGGACGCGACTCCTTCAGGCGGTGCGACCACTAGCGCGGCATCCCCTGTCACTGTCAGCCCGATTACAACGGCCACTTCAAGCGCGGGTAGCACGACGGCTGCTGCGGCTCTCACGGTCAGCCCGATTTCGAACGCCGTTCCTGCCCCGATCGTTGATCAGGCCACGGGCGATACGACCACATCTCCAACGCCCGCCGCCGCTGGCACCGCGTCGAAGTCAAGCACGGCCAGTGTCACGGTCAGCCCCATCACGGACGCTGTTCCTGAAGCGATCGAGGACAACGCGTCAGGGGACACTGAGGTCACGCCGTCAGTTGACGCGGCTGCGGGCGGGACTGAGAAGTCGACCGCCGCCGCAACGACGGTCACCCCAAGTGTCGCCGCTGCTGCTGATGGATCAACGAAGTCCTCCGCCGTTAGCGTGACGGTGGCCCCATCGGTAGCCGCCTCTTCAAGCGCGATAACCAAGTCGACGACCGTGGCGACTTCCGTGACGCCGATGTCGGCGGCCGACGGCGAAATCCTCGGTACGTCGTCGGCCGACACGCTCACCTCTCCGGCTTCTTCCGCAAATGGACAGGCATCCAAGTCCGCGACAGCGTCGATTACGGTTTCACCGAGTACAGATGCGACGGCCGAGCCTATTGTCGACAGCGCCGACGGCGACACACAGATCGATCCGACCACCGATGCTTCAGCAACGAAGTCGATCACCGTCGCTGCCCTCGGCACGACGGTCAACCCGACCAGCGCTGCGGCCCCTGACGGATCCACGAAGGTGTCGGTGGCCTCCGTTGGAACCGCGCCGATCTCCGACGCTATCGGCGACGTCGAACACATCGCCTCAGTGGCACTCACGGTCAACCCGGCTTCCGCTGCGGCTGGGGGCATCGCGGGTCAGACGTCGGCAGCCACAAGCGCCACTCCATCGCCCGCCGCCTCAGGGGTGGCATCGAAGTCCTCTGACGCAAGTCTCGTTGTCACCCCGATCCCCGTCGTGGTGCCGCAGCCCATCGTCGACACGGGATCCGCTTCCTCTGAGACGTCACCAGAGACGAGTGCCGCAGGCTTCGTGACGAAGGCCGCCTCCGTGTCGACCCCCGTCGACCCTGAGAGCGCAAGTGACGGGGCAACGTCGACTCAGTCGTCGGCTATCGCGAGCACGGTGGTTGGGCTGAGCACGGCCGCATCCGGATCGGTCTCCAAGAGCAGCAGTGCGTCTACCACAGTCACCCCGACAACGAGTACGTCGTCCGTGGCGGAGCGGATCGCCACCGCGAACATCACCATCACGATCCTCGTCGAGGCGATCCCGGAGGACGTCGCAGATCAGGCGACTGGCGACACCCTTGTGGAACTTGCGACGGCGGCCGAGGCTGTCGTCTTCAGGGCGGCAGTCGCGGCTGGAATCATCACACCGATCACCTTTGCTGACGCTGACCGCATCGAAGGTGTCGCGACTGAGTCGTGGGGCGTGCTCGCTCTTTGAGCCGAACTATGTGCGTAGGCTGTTCGAGTCAAAGTCCGGATCTTCGTCCTCTGTAGGGTCCGTCGACCGTCGGTCAAGGATCGCCGTTGGGCTCTTCATCATCGTGGTCGCATTCGCTACAGCATCGTCAATGACGGTCTGCGTCATGCTTTCCTTCGAAACGAGTTCCTTCGCGAGGAGAAGCGCCTGGAGAAGTTCCATGGTCGCCGCGCGATACCGGTCCACAACCACAAGATGCTGCTTGCGTTCCTTCGAGTTGAGTTCACGTTCTGACTTGAGAAGATCGACAACGGCCTGGTTCTGCTCACTGAGCCGTTGTATCTCTCGTACGTGCATCGCGTTCACTCGTTCGTAGGCGTCAAGGGCCTGAGCCGTTTCTTCCAGGTGGACCTTGTCGTCCGCGATCCGGTTGGCGATCTTCTCCTGCGCTTCTCGGTCGCTCAGACCACGCTTAGCAAGCCACCAAGTGGTGAAGGCGGCGAAGGCCCCAGTCATCGCAACGACCAAACCAATTGGGTCGATAGTCATACCGAAGAGATCGAGAGCGACCCATGTGAGCGGCCCCACGGTTTACGCGCCGTAAGTCTTGGAGTATGCCTTCAGAAGACTTTCGAATGGCGACGACATTGGCTCACGCGCTTGGATGAAGTCCTTTGCCACCAGGGCCCACCAGAGAAGCGCGGAAAGAGTTACGTACTGGGGGCTGTCGAAGAACGAAAGTGTGACACCCATGGCCCAGATCGCAGTGGTTGAAGCGATTGCCACTAGGCCGATTAGACCGAGGGTCTCGGACCCTCGAAGCGTAGCGGCCAGGATGAAAAGCCCGATTCCCATCCAGATGGCTACCCACAAAAGGGGCGGCAACGGGTTCATGACGTACGGATAGAGATGGTCTGCTCGTTCACCGCCAAGCAGCATGAGCACGATGGCGGTAGCCAGGGCGCGTACACCCGCGATGAGCAGGTAAGCGCGCGCGCGGATACTCATCCGTCATTCCTCCCGTCGTTACTTTGTCTTCGGCGTCTGCGCTTTCGTGTTGGAGCATGAAGAAGGCCGGTGGAGTGGTTCCACCGGCCTTCTTCATGCTCGCTACTCGGTTTGGGGATCGTCAGGGTCTACGGCGTCAGGATCCGCAGCCTTCTCGGGCTTGCTGGTGATGACATGTACACCGTCGATGGTCGCCGCGTCGATCGGATTCGACGGAGAGCCATTCAGACCTGTCACGTTAGACAGCGAAATGAAGGCGACTACAGCGGCCACGATGGATAGCCACGAACTGATCTGCTCGTCGTTGATCAATCCGTAAGTGCCCGCGACTAGGAACAGGGCGGCCATGACGCTGTAGAGCGTCCCTCGGAGAATGGCGGCCAAACCGCCCTTGCTCCACTGGGTGCAAACTGCCGCCAGCACGAGGACGACGGCCTGAGCCAGCGTCACCCACGCATCTGTTTCCTTGGTCGTGGCGCCGATCGCAGTTGAAACTGCCACGACGAGCGCGTACACCGCCGCTCTGAACCTTGCGGCCGAGTCGACGTCCGCGAACTGAGCCTTAAGCCAGGCCATGTGCCCTCCAGGTGGTTGTCCTTACACACTCGATCGGTGTTCCAGAGGTGAAGATTGGGGTCATTTCAACCGAGTGTTCGGATTTAGCGCTAGGATTGCTGTCGTAATCGACCATGGATGGGTGGGATGGGCCGCAGATCTGGATACCCGTCTAATCGGGGCAAGGTACTGGCGATGGTCGCTGATGCGCCCCGCATGGGTAAGTCTCCGTCTGTCCGCTGGATCGCGGAGGAACTTGGCGTTGGCGTCGCGACCGCTCACTCCTATCTGGAGAAGTTGGCCGAAGAGGGGATGATCGAATGGTCGCCGCGCTCCCACCGATCACTCCGGCTGACCTATCTCGGCTCACGGGCCTTGCAGTCGCAGGTAAGTTCGTAAGCCTCCGATTCTTCGTCCCGGGGGAGCCAGTCGCTAAGGGCCGACCGCGCACCAAGGTCGTCACCCCGAAAGAGGAAGACGCGAAGCCATACGCCCAGATCTACACGGACGAGGACACGAAGACCTGGGAAGAGACGATCGCCTGGATCGTGCGGGGCCAGGTGATGAAGTTCCCTCAGACCGATGACGATGTCCAGATCGTCCTGCCGTTTGAGAAAAGGATCCTGGTCGCGCTCCGGTTCAACCTGGAAAAGGGGCCTTCCGTGGATAACGACTATCCGATTACTTCACGTAAGGATGTCGATAACCTGGCGAAGGCCGTACTGGACGCCTTGCAGAAAGCCCGGATCATCAAGAACGACAATCGGGTCACGGATTTGTCGACGTCGAAGCGTTACGCCTCTGCCGAACACCCCGTCGGCGTGGAAATCGAGGTTCTCGCCTTGTGGTGACACGCCGTAATGAACACGTGCCCGAAATTGGGGCAGATCGTGTTCAATAGGGGTCGTGACAGTTCCAGCGGCAGCGGCCAACCCCTACGGGATCCAACTTTTCACAGTCCAGAGCCCCTCCGGGGCTGAACAGCACCTCCAGACCCAGGAGGAGGCCGACTGGTACGAAGACCGTCGCGATCGGTACCTCAAGGACAACGCCTGGCCGAACGTCTCTGATCTCATGGACCTCGACCGGTTGCTGATGCTGGAGTTGATGATCTACCGCTGGAGCCTGTGGCTTGGGCAGGGCTTCGACTACTTGTTCGCCCGCGTTGAAGAGAACCAACTGAAGACCGCGATCCGCGACTACTCCGTCGAGGCGCGACAGGTGAAGTCCTCGCTAGGAATGGACAAGGTCACCCGCGACAAGGAAAAGGGCGAAAGCCTCGCCGACTACACGGAGAAGTTGCTTAGTCGCGCGAAGGCTTTCGGATATCACCGCAACGAGCAGTACGCGACGGCCGTCACCAAGATCTACCAACTCCGGTCCATGGTCCTGACATACGATCGCTGCGACGAAGAAGAGCGACGCCTGCTGGACTTGTCATACGAGTCGATCCTCGAATGGATTCGGAAGGATCTCATCGCGGACTGGGATGAGCAGCAAGCCAAGTTCCGAGAAACACAGGCCATGTGGATTCAGGAAGATCTCTGAATTGGCCGGGCGACGCAGGGTAAAGGTCCCCCTCGACGAGATCAGGTCGAGGTACCCATCGCTTTCCGCACTCGCCGCGCCCGTAAACGAGGGCGACCCCTGGGCAGTTGCTTTCAAGGCTCGCCCAGACGCGATGCACGCACTCCTTGCAGACTTCATCAAGCAGGCTTACGCCACCCCCGGGAGAATCGGTCAACGGCCGATGCCCAAGGAAGAGCAAGTCGATTTCAAGACCTTGATTTACGGGGAAGAAAACGACGAGCCCCTAACGTCGGTATTGAAGCGTTTGGTCAAAACCGACATGGGATCCTTCGCCCGAAGCGTGCACATGTCCAGGACCCAATGCCAGCGCATGTTTAGCGGCCAATACCACCCGACTGTGGCCGAATTGCGCTTGATCGCGAGCGCGGTTAACAAACCAGTGACTTACTTTGTCGAATATCGGAACGCCATGGTTCTTCGCGCGTTGATCGAGATGTTCGAACAACGTCCCGGAATGGCGACGTCTCTGTACCGCCGGTATTTGGAAGTACGAATGGAGGGCTGATGGCCGCCATCGCCGACCTCACAGAAGAAGAGAAGTACCTCGTCGCGATCCTTCAGGACCAATCGGGCATCGATCCCGCTGAAATGCTGTGGATCGATGAGACCGCTTCGGACAACGTGTTTCGGTGCTGGGACTTTCAGTACGCGTGGTATCGGTCCGACGACAAGTTCCAGATCGATCAATGCGCTCGTGCTATCGGTAAGTCCTGGGGAATGCAGATGCGTTCATGGGCTTTTCCATTCACGCACGCCGGGCAGGAGATGCTCCTCACGGCGCCCGAGATGATCCACCTTGACCCCGTCACCTCTGCTGTTGAGTCCCGGATCCTTTCCACCAGGATCTCGCGGGAGTTCCTCAAGTCGACTTCTACGACCACAGGCTTCACTCATCGCCCATTCGAGGCCCGCTTCCGAAACGGCGCTCGCATCATCGGGCGCATCCCTCAGAAGGACGGCAAGGGCGTCAAGGGCCAGCACCCCTTGAAACTGGAGATGGATGAGGCGCAGGACTACCCGGAACCCGGCTGGGTGGAACTTGGTGAGACGCTCAAGTACGGAAATGACGACGCCACCTGGCGTACCCATGGCGTTTCCCGTGGCGTTCGCGACCGCTACTACAAGCAGACTCAGCCCGAGTCCGACTGGAAGGTGCATCGCTACACCGCGATGCACCGACCCGACTGGACCCCGGAGGAGCGGGCAGCCAAGGCGGAACTGTACGGATCCCGCGATCACCCCGACTATCGCCGCAACATCCTCGGACTGCACGGTGACGCCCAGTCCAGCCTCTTCGTGCTCGCCCGGCTCATGCAGTGTGTCGACCAGGACCAGGGGTCGTCCTACAACACGTCGGAGTACATGCACTACCGAGTCAGCGACGAGATGCTGAAGGACCTCGGCTTGCCGATTGAGACGCTGTTCGAGTTCCCTGGCGCCCACAAGGCATACAAGCGGACCTGGGCGGGGATGGACGTCGGCATGACGAACCACCCGTCGGAGATCCTCGTGTTCGGTGAGGAGCCAGTGAAGAGGAACCAGGCGACTATCCGATTGAAACTTCTAACGCGTATCCATTTGGAGCGCATCTCTTCGCCTGACCAGCGGGCCGTGATGGAAGCGGTCTACGACTTCTACCGTCCTCAGGCTTTCGCGATGGACCGCACCGGCCTGGGTCTCCCGATCATCTCCGAGATCGTCACGAAGAGCACCAACAAGCCGTTTGCCCAGGCGATGGTGGGATACAACTTCTCCGAGAAGATCGAAGTCGGCTTCCTTGAGGTCGAAGAGGGCAGCGACGAGGGCGTCGGGGAGCCGATCATGGCGAACGTCCTGGAGTACAGCAGCGACATGTTGCGTCTCCTCGTCGACCAGCAGCGGATCCGTCTCCCCTGGGATGTCGACCTCATTCGTGAGTTCCAGGGCCAGACCTACACGATCAGCAAGTCGAACACCGATGCGTACGGGAAGAAGCAGTTCAACAAGGGGAAGTTCCACGCCTTGGACGCCGCCCGTATGGCAGGGCTGGCTTTCTCGCTGGATGGGTTCAACAAGACGCGTAGGGCAATCGCAGATGAACCCATCTTCGACTCATTTCTGACAATCTAGAGCCTTCATCTCCCCCATAAAGGGGTCGAAAGAAGGAATAACATGACCATTCCACTGTCACCCAGTGCGCCGGAGAAGGTCGTTGTCCCCCGAGGGGCGGGCATCGACACCTCCGTAGTCATCCCTGCCATCGGCACGTCAATCGATGGTGTCCGCAGCGAGATCGACGACGCTTTCACCGACATGAAGCAGTTCCACAACATGGAACCGGACGAGGTCATGCGGCTGTGCTCGGGGCATTCGGCGCGGCTGTCCGAGTTGAAGGTGCGGATCTCCCGCATTGAAGACTTCAACAGGCAGTGGCTACCCATCCGGACACGTGAACTAGAACCGACGCTGGCTGAACTCACCAACCAGTTCGCCAACGCCTCGCGGCTGGTCAGCGTCCGCGAACTGGACTATCGGATGGAGCGAGGGGCCCCATGACCAACATCAGCGCGGATGACGCGGCCATGGGCGAGTCCGAGAAGTACGGGGCGACTGAATCGGCGACGTCGGCTCCGTCCTTCACGTACATCAACGAGGCTGGTGTCCCGGAAAGCGTCATCGCTGAACTCAGGAACAGCAGTGAGATCGCGTCAGCCGTGGAGCAGTGGAGCCAGCAGTTGCGGGCGAAGGCGAACGGCGCGTCGTCAGTGGACGTCTTCGGCCGAGAGAAGTGGAACAACGAACGGCACGCCTTCTCCCAGATGAGCCTGTGCGCGTGGGCTGTGGAGAACGATGACATTCTCTCCACTCTGGCCGACGTCACCGAAGGCTTGATGTTCAACCGGTGTGGCTTCAACCTGAATGACGACGACCAGCAGGACGTCTGGAATCAGTGGGCCGCGACAATCGACCTGGATTCCCGGCTCCGGGAAATGGCCCGCGAGTTGTACAAGGTGTCGCAGGTTTACGTCGGGATCTGGTGGAGCACTCAGACCTACACGGTTCGGGATCAGCCGATCCGCGAAGCCGCCCGGCAGATGGAAGCGATCAACGAAGCCCGTAAGACAGCGGGGCAGAAGGGCGGAATCCCGAAGTTGACGGACCTTCCGGGCCCCGGAAGAGGGAACCGGGCCCGCCGGAAGACCTTCGAGTTGACGGTACCCACTGGTCTCACCATCTTCGACCCGACAAAGGTGTTCCCTGTTCAGACGCTCATGTTCAGCCGGGAGCGTTTCGCCTACATCGCGACCAAGAGTGAGGACGACGCGTTCGGGCCGATCCTGGAGGGGCGCGTCTCGGATCCGATGGTCATGCGGCTCATCGAGAAGAAGTATGACCCGACTCCGGAAGAGAAGACCGAATGCGAGAAGTTGGGCATTGACCCGACAAAGTTGTGGCTGTTCCGCCAGGACGCCATGTTCCGTCACACGTTGACCAGGGCTCAGTACGAGCGGTTCGCTGCCGTACGCCTTCGACCAGCGCTAGCCCTTCTCGACATGAAGGATCACCTGCGAGCCGCTGACCGTGCCGCCCTGATGGGCAACGCGAACTTCATCGTCGTGATCACTAAGGGCAGCGACAAACTCCCCGCGAAGCCTGCGGAGATCGAGAACCTTCAGGAGCAGGCTCGGGTCGTCGCTCGGCTTCCCGTCCTGGTCGGTGACCACCGTCTCAACGTTGAGATCGTCTCTCCTCCACTGGAGAACACTCTGCAAGATACCCGGTGGCAGACTTTGGACAGCCGTCTGGTTTTTGTCGCGCTTCGGACGTTCGCCCCTGTCATGCAGGGCGGCAACGCCAGTGGAGCGGGCGTGTCCGAGATGAGTCGGGTGGTTTCTCAGGGCCTGGAGAACCGCCGCCACCAGTTGGTCCGGTCCCTGGAACAGCACGTGTTCGACCTCATCATGAACCGGAACCCAGAGTTGACGGAGTTCCCGGCGCTGGAGTTCCGGCCGAAGCGGATCAGCCTTGAGGTGCTGATCGACGAGTTGAACGCCTTGCTGAAGGTCCGAGACCGAGGCGACATCTCCCGTGAAACCATGCTGGAAGAACTCGGCTTCGACGAGGACGTGGAGGCCCTGCGCCGCGTCCGGGAGAAGGCCCTGTACGACGGCATCTTCGATTCCGGTGTTCCCTACGCGTCGCCAGACACCCAGCCGAACGCAGCGCCAGGCGCCCCGAAGGAGGCTGGACGCCCAGCCGGGTCGAAGGACACCAAGCCTCGAACAAGCAAAGACGCACCGAGCGCGTGAATCGAACAAGTGAGGGAGCCGACATCATGACTATGACGACGACGCACATCTGCAATGAGGTGGGCTGCCGCCGGGAGTTCGTTGACGCTTCGGCGCTCAGCGACCACGCCCAGGTAGTCCACTACGGCGACATCGCTGCGGTGGTCAGCGAAGCATTGAAGACCCTGTACTACAGGGCCTACATCCTGGACCTGTCCGCCGACGTGGTCGTGTTCGAAGCGATCGAAGACGAGGGTGAGTGGACCTACATCCTGCTTCGCTGCCCGTACTCGATCGATGCGTCGAACGTGGTCACTCTTGGCGAGCGGAAGCCCGTGATCCGAGTCGTGACCTACGAAGACAAGGTCCTCCCGGGCGTCGTGGGCTAGACCATGGAGACCATGGTCCTCGACCGTGGGAGCAGCACCTTCCTGGTCAACACTGCCCACGTGGTGCGCTCCTCTGCCGATCTCGACATGGCCCTACTCGACCATGCCGAAGGGTGGGACATCGACCAGTCGAACCCCTTCATCCAGTGGGGTGCCGGGGACTTCGTTGAAGGTGACAAGGCGAACTCGAACAAGCAGTTCTGGACGGCTGGCGATCTTGAACTCGCCGAGTACACCATCAAGTACGCGCCGTTGAACATGATCCACAAGTTCCGGACACCTGTCGGTTTCTACGCGCAGACCCGAACGATCAGCCTTGCCAACGAGGAGGGCGACAACTCTCCGAAGAGTGCGCTGGACGAGCCCTCTGGATCCATGAAGATCCAGGCGTTGTCTGGGCTCTGGTCCCACATCTTCCCCTTCGAGGCGCAACAGGTAGAAGCGGCCAGCGAAGAAGGCACCCTCTTCTTCTCCATGGAGTGCCGTGGCACTCATCTGATCTGCGCGGGCCCGTTCGGCTGCGGCGGGAAGTTCCCCTACGCGGCCGTCGAGGACCACTGCGAACACCTTCTGTCCCGGACATCGATCCGTCACATCGTCTCCCCTACCTTCCGAGGTGGCGCCTACATCGTCCCGCCCGTGAAGCCGGGCTGGAAGAACGCCAACGCCTCCGTCCTTCAGGACGCTGTGATGGCTGAGGCGGCGGCTTTCGCTGAGCAGCAGGAGGCCCAGTACAAGGCCCTCGTGGCTGGCGGGACGGAGATGACAGCGTCAGGGTGGGAACACCTCATGGCGATGGTTATCCAGTCGACTCGCCCTTAGTCGAATAGGGCTGGAGAAGTCCCGTTAGGGCCGTTTCTCAATCAGCGGCGGATTTGGATCGATGCCCATTTTGTGAGTCTGGATGCCCGTGCTCTGCACGATCAACTTCTGGCTGAGAAGCCAGAAGGCGCTCGCCATGACACGGATATCTGCGTCTTCTGCGTCGATAAGGCGACGCAGATAGATGACTCGACAGCGTCCGATCCCTCCGGCTCTGAGCCGTCGGGCGCACCAACAAACCCGAGCACGGAGGGAGGGATCAACTCAGAAATGGCTGACAACGACACGATTACTCGTGAGACCCACGAGGCGCTCATCGCCAAGGCTCTCGCGGACGGCACTGCCGCCCTGGAGGCTGCTTTGGCGGCGAAGTCGGAAGAGGTCGCTG